TTAATCTCGACATTAACTAATGTCGAAAATTTAAGTATATAGGTAGACTGTCTTAAACCTGAAAATTATCCCTTTTCTGTCTTATACCACATAATCCATTGATAAAAAAGATACTGAAAATGACATCTAAACTCGATCTCGAAAAACTAATCACTTCCCTCGAATCTCTCGAGTTTGAAAAAGATGTTCATTCCGATTATGTTAAAAAAGCTCTAGATCATCTTAAGAAAATAAAACTTGAAAAATCCAAACGGAAGTTGATTATTTTTGATCTCAATGGTGTTCTTCTAGATCGTGAATACCGTGATCCGAAAGGACTGTTGCCGAAAATTGAAGAAGATGTTACACTTCCACTTCCGACCATTATCGGGAATTTCGCAGCTTGGAAACGTCCCGATGCCAATAACAAACTAGCTAAATTATTTGAAAACTACGATATCGCTATCTGGTCATCAGCCAAAATGTTTAATGTGGAACCGTTGGTCAGGTTTATGTTTGATCTTGAAACCAGATCAAAACTTAAATTTGTTTGGTCACAGGAAAACTGTACGGTAGAGAAAGGTGAAGATCCTCGGAAACCGCTTTTTATCAAGGATCTATCGAAAATGTGGAAAGAATTTCCGGAGTATGACCAAACAAATACTCTTCTGATCGACGATAGTAAGGAAAAATGTAAACTAAACCCGGAAGCTTGTTTTCTAACAGTGAAAACGTGGACCAAGGAAGAACAAGAGTCTGATTTTTCCGAAGTGTATGATATGATTACGGGTTAAAAATTAAGATAAGATATTATTCAAAAAGGGATAGTTTGCTGTACCATTTGTAAACATAAATTTCAAGAATCGATCTACACCACGGAAGAGTAGAGTGTCTCATTTTTATCAAGATTTTTATTTTCTTCTAGCTAATATCTTTTTTCTTCTAAATAATATCTTTTCCGTATCTACTCTTGAATACCAGTAAATAACATCTTTTTTTTTCGAGAAAAATGGAGTCGTTCGAAGAAAAAAAATCGGAGGTCTCCCCACAGGAAACTGTTATTCTGGAAACTGTAGTTCCGAACAATGAGGGAAAATTTGCCGAGATAATCGGCTACCATCATAATTTACACGCAATGATTCAAATGTTATGTTTTATCCTTGCCGCTGTTCCCACGGTGATTTGGATACTCTTTACTGTTTGCCTTCCGGAAAATTTCCCAGATGTAGATATGAATCTTACATTTGGTATCGGATTATCTGCGTCTATCATCGGAGTTGCTCATACGGCTTCTATTAAGAGAATTCACTACCAAATTAAAAAGTTGATGGCGCCCCCTCCATATATGTAAAAATCTTTCGGTTTCTAAATATTGAACATTAATTAATGTTCAAAAAATTGTTTATACCAATGCGCTACCATCTTCAGTATTGGCAGCTCTTTTTGGACCGTTAAAAGCAAAAAATAAACCAAGAATAATAGCAATAATAAAGAAAAGACCTGCTACTGCCAGAGCTATCCAGAGTCCATATCCTTCCATGATTATTTTTCGATTGGTTATTTATTTTTCTTAAGAACGACGACTATAATTAAAATAATGATAACAATTATAGCAATAACACCGATTACTATTCCAACAGTTGCCAGGGTAGACAGTCGAGAAATATCTCCGTTGATCTTTGTCCGGAAATTTCTATCAGCTTGTCTCTCGTCTCGATTTAACTGTCGATCATCCATAGTGACGTCTTTAGTAGAAAACTAAAGAAAGTTTATTTTAATTTTCATTTTGAAATTTAAAATGGTTTTCTTTGATTTATTGATGTTTATACCATTTCGATCGAAGAAAACTATATGTGTTTATCTAATTGGATCAACAATTGGCTCTCGGATTAACGGCACTTTGTAGTTATAATTCTATGATAAATGATAAAGAGAGACAAAAACAAATAATTCTTGATGATATAAATGGAGTTGAAAAGAATAGGAAATCTGGAAGAGATCACAAATGATTTTAAACTGAATTAATTGATCATTATTGTTTTGGCAATTGTAATTCCATTGAAAAGGTAGACAAGTAATTAGAAGATTAATTAATCTTCTAATTTTAAAACCATTTAGCAACGGCCGTACCATAGTAAGCGCTGGATTCATCTATACCGCAGTTCTGATAGAGGTCAATTGTTTCACCGTTTGAATTTTTATATGTTCCAACAGTACCTTCCGGAAATATTTCGTAAGGGTTATTAATTTGAGTTATAAGCATAAATTCAACGTTTTCGGTTGGGTCGTCTACAGACGGAAATGAACAATATGCCGGGAAAAGAATTGGAGTAGTTCCGGTAGCATTGCAATCACTTTCTTCTGTGGATATTTTTTTAGCGTATAATTTAGATTTTACAACTGTAAAGGGGTTAGGTGTTAAACTACCATCCTGGTATGTCGCCCATAGCTCATCGGGTAATTTAATTTCATCGATGTTACAGGAATTTTTGTCATCCCTATTTTTTAACAGCCACCAGATTAAAACCCCTAGACCAACAAGAATGATGATAACAACAACTATAATAATTATGATTAATGCAATACGAGAATCCCCGGAAGAATCATCTTCAGTCATTTTTGTATTTTAGAAGAGGAAAACTTTATAGATTAATAACTCGTAGAAACTTGGCAGCTATCTTTTTTAAGATCTCGTATACCACACCATATTTTCAAATGGAGTCGAACCGTCTGAACAGACTAAATCTGGACAATAGATTTGAGGGTTGTTAACACAGTTATTTAGTTTCATTTTATACATTATAGTCAGAACACCAACGAGAAGAATTAGAAAAACTAACAGTAAAATTACACATATTAATCCTATTTTTCTCTGTTTGCCCATTCTGACACATTTCCAAAATTATATTTAGAATGTAAAAATAAAGGTTTTACATTCTGGAAAATATTCTAAAGATCCATTTAAAAGATGAAAAATGGGTATCTCGGCAAGTAGGACGCGGATCAATCAAACGTCGAGTAATATTGTAAAACTTACAAATAAAGCTGATCAAACATGTATAGTTTCATCTTCCAAAAATATTTCAGATATCACTTTAACATTTGAAAATGCGGATATAGGCAATATAAGTTTTGTACAAGCAAGTGTAGTAGATGCAAATTGTGTCTTTCAAAGTAATATTCAATTAATATCTGAAGGTCTATTTGAACAAATTCAACAGGTCAAAAATGCAAGTACTGTTGGAATTCTTCCGATAAACCCTCTGGGTTTTGATCTAGATCTTACAACAATTAATACATCTCAAGATATGGAGGTTGCTTTGACAAATAATATTTACCAAATTTGCAATTTTAATGTAGAAGACAATATAGAAAACGTAACTATTAATGCGGTTGGTAGTTCTATCGATAATATAAGTTTTCAACAGGCCGGAAATCTCCAGGGAGAATGTATTTTGACAAATTTAGCTAAATTGGAGTCACAAATAAATGTTCAACAGGCAGCCGATGTTTCTAATGGTGGTCGCAAAACTATTTTCACAGTACTTATTATTGGAATTATTGTCATTGGAATAATAGTAGGATTAACTTTAATATTCTCATCGCTTTCAAAAAGAAAGAATAAAGGAGAAACAGATGTAAATCTGTGTGAAAAACTGACCGGCGCGGAGAAGGCGAATTGTGAAATTGAACAAAAAAAGGCTAAGAGTACAGAAAGCGGGCAAACATCGTCAAACAAGACGAACACGTCATCGGGTATAGATATTAATCAACTTTTACAATTAGCAAAAGCTTATGATTCTATTAACTAAATAGCTGGAATTATTTAAAGTTCAACTGAGAGATGATATTTACAGGGGATTTGCCCAAAGATTAGATTTTCGAGATCTTCCGGATGAAAAAATTATGAAATATTTGGATCAAGTGGGTAATTTTCTTATCGAAAAAATTAAAGATGAGGGAAAAGTTATCTACTCGAAGAAAAGTGTAATTTATGGTAAAGATTTATTCAGATACTTTCAATAAATCTTTATCTTTCATAATCATGAAAGAAAATTTTATGTATAGACCGTCTCAATTTTCTTTCCAGTCTAAATAATTAATAGAAAATGTCGAAATTTGTTTTAATAGGTGGAATTATCGCTTTGGCTATAATTCTTATAGTTTTAGTTGTTTTAATGTTTGTTTTTCGAAGTCAAGCTAATAGCTGCGCGGATCAAACAAGTCAACTTTGCGCAACTGCAATTTGTGATAACGGAGAACCCGCTCAGATCGTCCCACCAATAGACGAAGAAGGTTAAAATGGAAACTTTGGTATATGATGCTGTTATATTTACTTGAAATGTGAGAAGATCATTTAATCTTTAATAAAAAATTCATTTTTTATTGTTTGTGAAAAATTCATGGATATATCGTTAGATGATTTTTCCATATTAAAGAATAATTATTCTTTATAACTAAATAATCTCTAAATAGGGGATTTTTAAAACTATTTTAAATGGGTGAGTAAAATGACCACAGTTCAATCATGCGGTGTTAAGTTTCCGACAAGATTTGAGAAATTTCCAATCTTTATTTTCAATGATAGTGTGAAGGGTTCCGCTTTTTGGACCGAAATTTTTCCGGAAGCAATAGTAGTTGACAACATTAATGAACTGTTAACTTCAATAGCTATCGATGTTAACAATCAAGGGGGGCTAGTTATACGCGGATCCACTTATTCGCCATTATGCAGAGATTCATTTTTAAATGTAATAGTGGCAGCAGTAAATGTTTGTTTATCAAAAGAATTAGATGGCTTCTATATTGATGATTATTTTAATGAATTTCCTTTAACAACTGAAATTTCAGAGTTATCGCCCCGACAAGTATTACAGGTAGCTTCACGACCATTAATTCCTTTTACACAAAGATCTTTTTGGATAAGTACCCCCGCTGTGAAGGATGGGGTTATTCCAGTCGTTTTGGAAGCTCAAACTTATCCGGCGTTAGTAACAGTTCCAAAGGTACCGGTTGCGAAAGAACTTTCTTTTGGAATTGTAATTTTACTGGCATTTTTGCTAATTATTGGAATATTATTTTGTTTATTCGTGCTGGTTTGGTAGAAAGATAATTCTTAAGAACTTGTTAAACTAGATGTCTGATTGGACATCTATTTTTGTGGTTAGTGTAATATTTTAAAGGCAGACAGTCTTAAAAAATATTTATCATCGTCTTTTATCTTAGAAATATCTTTCTAAAAATGTATCACCTTCAGGATGAAGATGTTATAGAGCGACTTATTCGAAATAGACAAACGTCCATGATCAAGTTACAAAGAGGTTCCTCATCCGGTCTTCAACAAAATGAAGAATTGTATTTTTATTATCAAAATGTTCGACATACATGCCGAGTAACAAATGTCAGACGTTACGGGAATTATGAACAAATTCCAGAAAATCTAAAAGAATATGTTGATAGTCCGGAAAATATCAATCTTTATGGAGGTATTAGTGTTAATCTTATGATGATTAACTAAATTCAAAATAGAAGAATTCTTCTATTTTAATTTATTGACCGGTACTTGCTTCATAACTTGATATCAAATATTCCTCGTTTCCACCATCTACAAGACCATCAATTCCTCCAGGATCAGTTATTTTATCGAGATAAAAATATTTGAGAGCAAAAATTAAAAGTGTTATTGAAATAGCATGGAAAATAGTTCTTGCATGTTTTGCGATTGCATAGTTATCCTCGCCAACCCATAGATCATAAAACGCTAACAAGGCGATAATCATTGCAACTATAATCATTAACAGAAATTTCTTTTGTTGTGGATTTGATACTTTTGATGTTGCCCAGAGAATTAGTGGAAAAATAACAATTAATGCCGAGTTAACATAATTGCTTCGAATCATCATACCTTCATTATATGGAGAAAGAGGATTTCCGGCATAAACCATCGCAACCGCAAAAATGATAAACGGGATTAAAATAATAAAGACATCCCAAATATCAACAATTTTTAGTTGGAGATAGTAAATTAAAAATAACCAGAATATGATGGCGAATATATATAAAACTCTTATCCAGAATACTTGCCAGTTTGCATGATCCGGGCATGTAAACATACCCGGATCATTTCCAACGTTAACCGAGTCCTCATACTCGGATGTTACATCTTGATTTTCATCATGAGAAATTCCATTTGTCGGACTGGCCTCCCGTCGCCTTCTCCGGAAACTTTCTTTTTCCATTCTTTCTTTCTATATACTTTAGTTGTTTAGCAGAATCGTTGTTGGGAGTTTTAACTTCCCACATTGAGCCAGGAGTGGTTAGAAGTTTAGCCTTAAATTTTTTTGTTTCCGGATTTACACGACGTTTCTGTTTAACAATATCATCATTCTTGACGATACCAGTTGAAGACTCTATTTCATCAACTTCTTCATTTATTTCTTCTTTTATTTTTTTACTTTGATTTTTTTTAGTTGTAACGTTTTTTGCTGTACATGAATAATCAAGATCTCGATGTTTTTCCAGCCCTATCCAATTTTTAAATCCTGTTGTAAATGATCCTAATAAAATTCTTCTATCTTTTACTTTCTTGACATGTCGTCCTGAATTATAACAATATAGGAACGCTTTATATTCATGATCAAACTTAAAAATTCTTACAAAGAGATCTATTAACTCATGTTGTTCGTCTTGATTGTGATCAGCGAATTTATCAACAGTTTCTGAGTGACAAATTGGACAAAATGAAGGTTCCAGGCGATGATAGAGAAGTTTATTTCCATCAATTTCTGCTTCTTGATAATGGTCTCCAATAAGTTTTTTAGCTAATTTATCAACTTCTGGTAAAATATCTTTTGGGATTTCTTCGCCATCAGGGTTAAAGTCTGTTGAATTTAAATCTACGTCTTCATCTTCATCAAATTCTATTTCTGGGAATAACCGATCCTGGGGAGTAATCCAGGTGATGAGACTATCGAGAAAATTTTCGTACTCTGATTTTTTCGGCACTTTAACAGTTTCTCCGAAAAATTTCCATTTTTTTACAAGAATTTTCGGCCTATTTGATTTAGGCTTTTCACTTCCGTAAAGTCTCATCTGACGAAGAGATCCATAAACAGCGGAATCTATTCGAATATAATTCGGATGGCATACGCGATGCTCTACATAATCGCGTAACCGCTTTGCATCCTTAATATTTTCAAAATAATATCCGAGGACAATTATATGAAAGGATCTTTTTTTATCACTATGGCTGCTATACCAACGAATATTTTCTATTGGAATTTCAAGACTTGTGATAACGGAAGTAATGTCATCTATTAACATACTCATATATGTATCGACTTGTTCGGAGGTATTTGTTTCATCAATATCACAATCAATATCAAAATAAGGTTTAACTTTATTTTCTCCAAGTAACACTTCGAAAAAATTTCTCTGTTCTGGATCAATCCTTTCAGAATATCTAAACAACTTCTCGGGGTTTTCAAATAGACGGAAGATCTTTTTTGGAGTTTTTGAGTACTCTGACTGGTAGTCTTCCTTCGAAAAGTGTTTACAAACCAAAATATTTGGTAGATTGATTGTATGTTTTGGATGAATATCGAAAAGGCCGTTATAAAGAACATAGAACCATAATCCCTTGTCATCATAGGTTTTTGGTCTATTTTTCTGAACAGATTCTTCATCCATGGCTTACCCTTCAGATAAATTTGACAGATATAACCAATTATATCTGAAAAGAAAAAACGAAGAAGACTATAAAAACCTTGAAAACTCAGATTCGAAAAAAGCGAAGGTATGGGATTCGCCTTTAAGTCAGTCTGACAAAGCGAATACCCTCCTTAAACTGAGAAATGTGACTTCGAAAGCTAAGGTTTATGTTAGCGAAAACGTTGAATGTCTGAAGTGTAAAAGCAAATTTGTTAATTACACTATTAAACAAATTCGTCGAGCAGATGAACCGCAAACGATCTTCTTTAATTGTCAAACTTGCGACCATAAGTGGCGAATTGGGTAGTCTTGACGTACTGTCTACAAATTTGTAGACATTAATTTTGAACATAACTATATGTTCTTTTACAGACACCAACAAACGAGAACCCAGAAGATTAGGATGATTAGCCATCCGACCACAAAAGACATTCCAAGTAGCTTAACGAGGTTGACCGCCTGAACACCACTTGGGCCAGTTTCAAGGACGTATGACGGGGGGAATGCAAGTAAAATGATAAAGATGAGTAGAGGAAAGAGGAAGATCCAGATCAACCAATAACTCCACATGTATTTCGAAACGGAACTGCCACCATACATACCTGAGCCGCTCCCTTCGACATCAGTCTCCGTGGCGGTGGTGACGCGGGTATAACTGCCGCGGCTTCCGCTAACAGGGTTTGGGCCTCCATAGCCCGACATTTTTAAAAATTGGTAAACACAAAAAGAATCGTTCGCGTTTAGTGAAAATTCTTACCTTTAATTAGGGCAGAATTTTTTCAAGCGAAGATAATTTTTTATCTTCACCGTCGACAGAAACGATAAAAAATTCGAGACCGATAGTTTTAGCTTTTATTTTCGGAATAAGTCCAGGATAAAATTTATATTCGATGTTATCTGGATTCTTAACCGTAATATCCGCTAGTAAAGTTTTACGATCGACCTCTGCATAATAAATATATGTGTTTTCCTCAACTTTAAAAACAACTTCTAGATACTTCTTATTGATTAACTGTGCATGACTATTCTGACTTCTAAATATGTTTGAGAAATATACTAAATATAGTTTGACTTTAATAATAATAAATATTAAAGAGTCTGTCAAACCGCGAAATATCCAATCGATACGAAAGTTATCCATGGCTCGCAATAAACTAGTCGAAATTTATCAACTAGATAAAATTAAAAGATGGAATATTATAGATCGTCAAGATGATCTCTGTTTACTCGATGGATTTTATCAGGGAACAGTTTTATCTTTAGAACGAAACGTTAGACAAGAATGGCAAAAGATAAAAGTAATACGAGTTGAAAATGCTAATGACGTTCCGAATTGGGGGATCTTTTATATATATCCGGATGGTATTCTTCTACATATTTGGACAGACCAAAAGGGACAAAATTATACAACAAAAGATAAAATAAATGATATTTCGATTAAACAATTAATCGAAGATAACGGATTAAATTTAATAGATGGTTATTATGTCGTTTGCTCGCCCGAAACTATGTCTTTAACATATAAGGGAAATGAATACGGTATTTACCGAATGGATAATTTACCAAATGTTGACATGAGCCAAGCTAATACTTGGCTTGGATTTGGCTCGAAAAATTCAAATGGAGAAATGATTTACGTATATAATCCGAATGATGGAGAATCAAGAATGCTTAAACCCCCTTCAAAAATTTTAAGAGAATTAATTGTTTTAGGCGATTCTTATCCTGATTGGCATCTCCTAGGGATGCGACAGCAAAAAGATTTACTAACTCGTTGGCTAGATATTTCATCTAGTATGTATATGACAGACGAAAATTATATATCACATTGGAAAAACTTGTCAGGGGACATATCAACACCATTTGCAAAATTACAAAATACATATAAATGTTTTTTATCTTCTATAAGTCGGGATATTACAATTTACGAGGATTGGTATGGTGTTGATACATTTAAAGATTATAGTAATAATTTATTTTCATTAACTTTAGAAAATGCTTCAAGTGGACTTGAAAGATTAATAGTTGATGTTTGGCCCCTTGTTGACGGCGTTGAGAAAACAAATAGATTGTTAAAATCTATTAGAAAAAGAATTAATAATGGACTTCATTCGTCTACATGGGATGAATATATTAATCTATTCTTACCGGGTGAAAATGGTCTTACAGGTTTTGATATTAATGAATTGAGAAAATTGATATTAATGAATTGAGAAAATTATTAAACATATCTATTATTAGAAAACATATAGTAAAGAACAACAATTGTTGTTCTTTCAAATAGCTAATATTCAACATCATGTAATTGTTCATTTGTTTTAACAGCTCCATTTTTAATTTTACTCCATGTCAGCTCTCCATTTAAATTAGTATTAACAATCCGAAGAGAATACATACGGTCACTTTCGGCCGCGTTTTTTTCAATTTCTTTTGGGGCTTCAATCTGCCGAAGATATTTATCTTCGCTGTTCTTTAAAACTAACTTAGGTTCTTGAAGAGATGCTCCTGTATATTTTGAGGCAGAGCTAGAAGTTGAAGAACGCTTACTGGCCATTCTCAACGTTAATTATCTAAAGTGGATGATACGGTTGTTTAAACCTCCGACAAAGTTTTATCTAGAAGTTTTATATTTTATCTTGAGAAAAGAGAAACGAAAAATGGCCGATGCGCAGCCTGCCACCTTCTCTTTTACCAGCTCTCCTGTTATAATAGCATGTTTTTCTTTGATAGCCGTAATCGCTATTTTTGTCTGGATTTTTCGATCTAAACAGGATCTGGATAGTAAATATGAAAAATTAATAAATGGATTTAGCAATCACGAAGGAAGAATGCAACAAATGATTAAAGATATGAAAGATTCTGAGGCTAGAGTGGCCACTTTAGAAAAACTCACCAATAGAAAAATTAAAGCGTTACAAAAACAACTTATTAATGTTCAAACAACCTTGGAAGCATTTGAGGAAGAAAAGGAAAGTCGTTCAAAACCAAAGATAAAAACGACCAGCAGACGTTCACCGCCAAAGAAGACAGCTAAAATAGATACAACAAGCGAAGAATCAAACTCTGACAGTGATGACAGCGATGATGAGGATGAAGCAGATCTTCGGAAGAAGTTAAGGAAAGAACGATTTGAACACAAACTCCCTTCCAGAACGATTTGAACACAATCTCCCTTCCAGAACGATTTGAACACAAACTCCCTTCCAGAACGATTTGAACACAAACTCCCTTCCAGAACGATTTGAACACAA